TCCTTGTATATATAATTATTTACTAGGTGTTTACTTATATTCATTATAGTAGCTATATTCTTATTAAGTATTTTAAGCTTATATAGCCTAGCTATCTCGTCTTTCTGTTCTTTTGTTAGTGATGTCATATCGCCATTCCGTTTAAATACTCTCTGCACTCCAATACCTTGGCCTTGGCCATCTCAATTACCTGGGGGTCGTACTCGATGTCAAACTCCTTGATTCTGTACTTGTTTTCCACGTGCGAATAGCTCACAGGCTCCTCATAAGTCAAGAACTCTGGAGTATCCTGAAGGGTGTAGACCAACTTGGCCTTTTTTAAGCCCGTCAGGTGCATGTAAACCTGGAGTTGGTAGAAGTATCCACTGTCAGGGGAATCGTCGAACAGAGGGAAAGTAAAGCAGTCCCAGGAGGTTTTAAAGTCATAGACTATACCATCGTGAAAACAATCGGGAGTACCTGTGAAGAAATCATCCTCAAAGTGGTCTAAGTTCTTAATCATAAAGTCCTTCTCCATAGCTACCGAGTAAAACTCGATAGCCGTATCCTCTAGTGCCAATCCCTTCTGAATGTACTTAGACTTGATCTGCTTCTTTAGTCCATAAATCTGTTCCTTGTACCAATCCTCCAGGTAGCTCTTAGTAGTCTGTGACAAAGATTCTGTTTTACTCCGTGCGTTGGTCATCAAATGGCCAAGGGCACTTGCTCTGCATTTAAAGTTCATGATAATAATAGTTTTTCGTTTTGTGCTGTTAAATTATAAACCGACTTAATTTGCTCCATAGATACCTTGCCATTGGCTAAAGAATCCTTAGCACCCTGCCACTTTACATGTGCTGGAGTTAACTCCTCTTTTTTACCACCATGATCGTTGGTTGAATCAGGGTCTTTTGTATCATCTATTAATAGCAGACCCGAGAGTGCATATTTTCGAGCATACGAGCTGCTGCTACCGAACGACTGTGCCACATCCATACCCTTGCGGTTAATGTCGATGCCTGCCTGGGCTGTAACTGCTCTGCCTTCCGTTCTACCTTCTTTGTCTATCTGTATAGATACAGTACTTTCTATGAATACAATACCACCAACTTCTTTGACCTCATCCTCGATAGTCAAGGTGCATTCGTACTTTAGAAGCAATGGCTTGAGAGCCTCCAGGATGTCCTCGCAGTTTCTGTACTTGTACTTGCCAAATGCATTGAATTGGCTCTTGGGAGCTTTAAGCTCGTTTTGAATAGCAATAAGTTCTTTCATGATTTTCGTGTTTTAATTATGTACAATTCTCCAATTAATTGGTCTAGTGTTTTTACTAGGTCTTCCATGTTATATTCTGTTTAGTTCGTGTAATAGATCAAGGCTAAGGCCGTACATATCAAAAATTTCCTCTATGTCAGTTCTCATCCTTATTTCCTCGTGTATGTGGACAATAATATCCCGTACTTCTTCGATGTGATATCCTTGCTCTAAAAGAGCGTCAATAATCGGATTTTCGTCTGCTATTCTCATGGTTTTAAGTGTTTATATTTGTTTAGTGTTTTTATCTCTGCATAAGGGAAGTTAAACTCATCCCAGTACAGCTCGAAGGTTTTAAGAATTTCTATTTTTATACTATGGGGTACTTCACCGAAGTTCTCCAGTATCCACTGCTCAATTATTTCCTCTACCATTGCCGATCCAGGTTGAACTAACAAAAACTACCCATTGATTGCCTAGCTTTCTAGGCGGATACACCCATTCTTCTGGCCAGACTCCAGAGCGGATAATCTGGTGAACCCTGGTAGATTTTTCGGTAAAGCCCCGTAGTACTCCGTACTCGGTGGCGGTCATCATTTCGTAAAGCATTGGCGTACATTGGCTTCTAACTGTTCAACAATAAAAGGGTCTAGGATTGAGCATACGACCCGATAGTGGTCTGTAAAACGCTCATTGAGCTCATCGTAGAGCTCCATGGTGACAGACTTGCCGTTACCGAAGTAAAGGTCTAGGACAATGCCTTCGTTGGCGAAGGATTCGAGCTCCAGGGTGAACCCAGACTGCTCAAGGATAAAGTGGTGATCTGTTAACATGTTGTTTGTGTTTAAGTGATTATAAAGCAAATGTACAAGAGTCTGCACAACAAATGCAAGGGAATTGTCAAATTTATTTTTGTTTTACACTAAGGGTAATATTCTGGGCTGAATGGTTTTGTTTTACACTATGGTTTTGTTTTATACCAGGGGGTCGAACCAGTTCGAACTGGTTCTATTTTCCACCAGGGGGTAAACCTGGTTTTGTTTTACACTATGGGTATTTTTCTGCCATGTTTTACACTATGGGTCAAACCGCCATGTTTTACACTATGGGGGTATGGGGTGCCCGTGCCCGTTCGGGTCCCGTTCGGGGCCGTGCATGGCATGGCTACCTTGAAACCTAGGAAGGCAAAGGAGGGCATTTTTAGGCCCGTAGCGGAACGATATATTTATTTTGGTGTGGTTACATAGCTAGAAATTTGAAGGGCTTAAAAGGGCTTAAAATAGGCTAAAATTGAACGGTCTATTTTTGGAATGTATGCAAGCAATAAAGCCCGCAATTTAGCGGGCTGTTTATCGGGTTATTGGAATAGATCAAGCATGTTATTTTAATGAATGATTAAACCTATTTTATTGTTTGCAGTATGCCATTTTGTAGCCAAAAGATCAAAATAGGAACTATCTGTATATCCATGGGCTTGCATTTCGTCTACGCTATAGAAAATTCTAGAATGCCTTTCTTTTTCTTGGTCTATCAATTCGTCCTTTGTTGATCCAAGGGAAAAAATAAGATCGAAATTTTCAGGCAATTCTATTCCACGAATAAACGAATGCGATTTGGTGTATGCATAAAATCGGATACTTGGATTAAGGCGGGCTATTTCTAGCCATTTTTGAAAATATGCGGGACTGTAGAAGTCCCCGCTGTCGTGGATGCGGATATATATTTGCTTATCCTTTTTAAGCTTCGCAAGTTCATTATTCATTAACTCAATAAAATTTTCTTGCTTGCTAGTCTCATATCTGTAGGTCAAACCACGTTGTACATTGCCAAAACGGTAATTTCCCTTTTTAGCGTAGCAAAGCTTAAAACAAGAACCAGCGAACGGGCAAGTTATTTTCCCGCTTAGTTTGTCGTTTCCAGCTGGTATGGAAAAATTGAATATTTGTACTCCGAAAGCTTCAGCTGTTTTGATAAGCTTTGCGTTTCCTTTGCCTAGTAAATTTTGTGCTTTCATGTTTTTGTAGTTTTGTGGGTTAAAAAAAAGGGCTAATTAAAGCCCGTTAACTTTGTTTATTGTTTGTAGTATGTTAAAAGATTGGATAACTATACCGCCTCCAAAGTCCTTACCACGGTAAATTTTACCGCCTACTTTGCGGGCTTTTTGGAGGGCTAAATTAAATTTTTGGTCTATGTCAAGGCCTTGAATATCCGCTACAGTTAATAAGTCTAGAAAGCTTATTACGTATCTAGGGTTTCCGTTTATGTCATTATTTATGCGCTTCATGTTATTATAGTTTTGTTATTATAGTTTTGACTTTATTAAAATCCTTCTCAAATTCTTGCAAGCTGTAGGGCTTTACTTTGGATCTACATTTTTTCTGTAGATCAATTGCTCTTTGTCTGTTTATTACTTCTTTCTCGAAATCAAAGCGTTCAATTTGCTCAATATCTATTTTATCAAATCTACCTAGGTCTAGACTTTCGGTGTAGTACTTGATGCGGTCACGCTTTGCGGCCACATTGCCCTTGATCGCTTTGATTTTAGCGATTACTAAATTTAGTTTTTCCTGGTTTGTCATCTTGTTTGTGTTTTGAGTTTTAATTATTTTTTTTCAGGAACGCCCGCGGCTTCCAATAATTCAATATCATTTGGTTCAATGTATTTAACTAAATATCCTAGCTCTACCAATTCGCCGTAGCTTATTGATTCCAATCTAAGTTTGGCCCGTAGATACTCTAATTTTTCCTTTGCCTGTTTTAAATTTTCCATGTTCTGTTTTGTTTAGTGTTGATTAAATAAGTTTTAAGCCGAGCATGTAACCCAAAATAAAAATTGGGATTAAGGCTATAATGTAATAAATGACTAGTCCAATCGCTTTCAGTGCTTTTTTCATGCTGTTTTTTGTTTTGGAGTTAAGAAATAAGTTAAGGCGAAAATTAACGCCGTGCCGCTGGTGATAATTAGTAAGTCTGTCATAAATAAGTAGTTAGGGTTAAACATGAAGCAATATTACAAGTTGTTGTAATTAATTGCAAGTAAATTGTAAAGTATTTTTAATGGAATAGTATATTTTTTTTAAAGTACCTTTGGTTTGGTTAACCAATTTAAACCTATTTTTTAATGCAAACCTTTGTAATATATGGATAAGAAACAGCGAGGCGGACCTAGACCAAACAGCGGTCGACCTCCTAAGATATTGGAGGTCAAGCTCATAGAACAAATGGACGCTTTGGCGGCACCTCAAGAAATATGGGATGCACTGCTATACAAGTGCCAACAAGGTGACACGCAAGCCCTCAAGCTTTGGCTTAGTTACCGCTTTGGCCTACCTAAACAGCAAATTGATGTGACTAGCAACGGGGAAAAAATTGCACCGCCTATTCAATGGATCGGAAGGAATATAGCTATCGAAGCGGCAAAGGTAGTGAGCGAAGAAGATATAACTACATGAATACCAACCTTATATATGCGCATACCCGCATAGGCGAATAAGCCCCGGGGGTACCCCTTGTTGTGAGTGTACGGGAACGGGTTGAAAAGTGGATTTCCCCAATTAATTAATTTACCTAGGGGGGGGTATGTTTCTGAGTGTATAGGAATCAAACGTAAAATCGATTTCCCGAATTAATTAATTTAGCTATGATTCAACTTTTAGACGATTACAAGCCATTATTCTACGAAGAGCCTGATAGCAGGTACTATTTGATTACGGGAGGTAGAGGAAGTGGTAAATCATGGACATTGGCTTTGTTTCTGTTGAACTTGACTTATGAGAAGGGCCATGTGATTCTTTTCACTAGATACACCTTGGTCAGTGCGTTTATTTCGATTATTCCAGAGTTCTTAGATAAGATTGAGATTATGGGCAAGATGAATGACTTTGATGTGACTCAGAGTGAGATTATAAATAAGCTGACGGGTTCAAAGATATTGTTCAGGGGGATTAAGACTAGTAGTGGTGTGAACACCGCAAACTTGAAGTCGATTGCAGGCTTGTCGACATGGGTAGTGGATGAGGCCGAGGAACTGACAGACCCTGAGATATTTGATAAGGTTGACTTGAGTATTAGAGCTAAGGATGTTTACAACAGGGTTATATTGGTGATGAACCCGTCGTACAAGAGTCATTGGATATATAACGACTTTGTAAAGAAAAAGCGGAAGGATACTACATATATTCATACGACATACTTGGAGAATAAGATTAATCTGAGTGATTCGTTTGTGCAGGCTGCCGAGAAGACTAAGCGAGAGAATAGGGCAAGGTATGAGCACTTGTTCATGGGGACATGGTTGGATGATGCGGAGGGGATGTTGTGGAACAGGGCGATTATTGGCAAGGCAAGGATTGACGAGGCTCCGAACTTAAAGCGGATTGTTGTTGCTCTTGATCCAGCGGTTACTGCGAACATGAATAGTGATGAGACGGGTATTATTGTGGTAGGTAAGTGTAAGGAGGGGTTTGGGTATGTGTTGGAGGATTTGAGTGGAAAGTACTCACCGAACCACTGGGCTAAGATTGCCAATGACGCAGCGTTTAGGTGGAACGCAGATTGTATTGTTGCAGAGAAGAACCAGGGTGGAGACATGGTGGAGGCTGTGTTGAAGGCACAGGGATCGACTACCAGGATTAAGCTGGTATCGGCTACAAAGGGAAAATATGTGAGAGCGGAGCCCGTGTATTCGTTGTATGAGAAGGGTCAGGTGTACCATGTTGGGTCTTTCCCACTGTTGGAGAGTCAGATGGTAACGTTTGATCCAGACAAGGGGAAGTCACCCGATAGAGTGGATGCGTTGGTATGGGGATTTACTGAGTTGATGGTTAAAAAGCGTAGTGATGGGTTTGTATTGATAAAAGGAAAATTATTTAGGTAAAATTAGTACTTTTACAAAAAAGTGAGATATAGATGAATCTACTGAAAGCGTTTAGAACTAAGGAGGCAGGTTTACCTGTGGCTTTGCAATGGCAGTATATTAAGGGTGTATGGATGCCTTACGATGCAAAGGATGGTATTTACATTGATAAAGCATATAAAGCTATTCCTGTTGTTCAGTCAGTAGTTTCTAAGATTGTAGAGAAGAGTGCGGATGCTGCTCCGATGTTGTATAAGATTAAGGACAAGCGATTTGCAGAAAAGTATTACGCTAAAAGAAAATACCTAAAGACTAAGGAGAATGCTACTGAGTTGGCCAAGTTGAGGGTTAAAGCGTTTGAGTCGATTGAATCGCATCCGTTCTTGCAGTTGATGGATATGCCCAACCCGACTAGTACTGGCAGACAGTTAAGAGAAGAGGTTGCAGGGTATTTGTTGATTACGGGGAATGCGATAGTTTACGCTAGTGTACCTGGTGTAGGAGTTAGAGCGAAGCAGCCGATTGAGTTGTGGAGTGTTCCGAGTCCGACTGTGAAGCCTGTAATGTCAGGAGAAAGAACTCAGCCGTTGGCAGGGTATGCGATTACATATAATTTTGATAATGTTATCCCGAATGAGCAGATAGCTCACTTTAAGTACTTTAACCCTGTTTCTGAATGGGAAGGCTACGAGAGTACATTCTGGGGATTGAGTCCATTAAGGTCTAGTGTAAATATTATTTCTCAGAAGCGATATGCTGATGTAGCTCAGGGGTCATTGTTTGCGAACATGGGGCCAAGTGGTATTGTGAGTGGTAATGCACGGCACAGCGATCAGAGTGAGTTGACTGCTGAGCAGGCGGTTGCTATTAACGATTCGTTTAGACAGAACCACATGGGTGCCCACAACGCTGGAGACATAGTTGTGACTCCGAGTGATTTGAAGTGGGTACAGATAGGCTTGAGTCCTGTGGACATGGGTATTTTGGATTTTAACGCAGACTTAGAGAGACAGATAGCGAACATCTACGGATACCCATCTCAGTTGTTGAGTCCGCAGGGAACATTGGCGAACAGTGAGACTGGAGATACTCGAGTGATTACTAACTGCGTATTGCCGCTGTTGAGAAAGATGGATGATGTTTGGACTAAGATGGCTAGACAGTGGTATGGTGATAACACACTAGTTGTAATGTCTGATACTGATGTATATCCTGAATTGGAAGGCGATAAGAAGGAGTTGGTACATTGGATGCGTCAGGCTATGGTGTTTAGCCAGGATGAGATCCGTGAGGCACTAGGATACGGAACGATTGTCGATGAGACTCAGGTGTTGGTTCCTACGAACTATATGCCGTTGTCTGACATGAAAGGTGGAGACTTGGATGTTGAGACTGTACCGACTGGTAGAAATGTACCTAGACAAGACCAAGACATCGAAGAAGATGATACAGACCAAGATTTTGACTAAGAACTTCGAGGCCGTTGACGGGATTATCACTGTCAAGGCTCAGAGGTTAGGTGAGGAGTATACTTGCTGGTGTAAGGCCGAGGACTATACATTTGAGTTTAAGGAGGGAATGAGTACCAAGGATATTATAGAGCAGACTATAAAGCTGCTATCTGTAATGCCATAACTAAATATAAACACGATGATAACTGAAGAAGAATTTCTCAAGGCAGAGATTGAGACTCTGAACCTAACAATGAACAATGAGCTATTTGTAGGCTTGGCTAAAAGTGTAGCTAACTACTGCAAGAATTTTGAGCCAAGTACTGTGATTGACTACGGATGTGGCACAGGGGTGTATAGTGAAGTGATGCGACAGGAAGGATTTGAGATTCTGGCACTAGATGTGTTTAAGAGCCACAGAGATTACTGCAAGGCAGAGTATAGTGAGTTGAAGGTTATTGCTAGACCGAAGGCAGCAGAGATGATGCTGTTTATTGAGGTAGCTGAACACATGACAGACCAGGAGATTAAGAATGCGATTGATGTTATTGAGCCTAGGGTTATATTGTTTAGCTCAACTCCACATACTAATTCTAACGATGCGGAGTGGGGCCATATTAACATCAAGCAGGAAGACGAATGGATTGCGTTCTGGAAGGTGTTAGGCTACAAGGTATTAGAGAAACCATCAACCCCTACTACATGGACTCTGATGTTAGAAAAAATTTAATCTACTTTATTTACTACGATGGGTGGTTAAACCATTTCCATGTATTGAACCTAAGGTTCTTGCAGGAGTATTGGAATGTGTTTGATGGTCAAAAGATTGTAAAGATAGCTGTCAAGAATAACTATTCTTTGGCACCTATTGTAGATATGCTGCCAAAAGATTGCGAATATCGAGTTGTGCAGAACGATGCTAAGTTTGGTGAGTGTACGCACTTCTTAGACTCATTGGTAGAGATAAATGGGGGGATGACATTCTACGCACATTGCAAGGGAGTTACTCGACCGCAATGGTCTGGGTTGGACATTTGGATTAGTCATCTGTATAGAAAGAACTTGACTACACCACCTGTGTTGGGAGATAAGCTATTTGCAGGTGTTTGTGCTAAGCTACTGCCATGCCCTCCTTATGTTCCGTATCCGTTTCACTACTCTGGATCATTCTATTGGTTTGCGACAGATAAAGTTAAGGCAAGACTAAAAAATAAAAGGTTAACGCTAGATAAGTACTTGACAGAGCAGTTTCCTGGTATTATGGCCGACAAGGAGGAGTGTATATTTGGATTTGGAAGCTCAAATGTGAACCATAACTTTTACGAGGAGCGAACTTGGAGATATTTAAGATGAAAGTAATTTATTCGGTCTTGTTTGGAGACTACGATGATGTAAGTCCTGCTCCTAAGTATGAGGGGTGGGACTTTGTGTTATTTACCGATAATTCAGAGATAAAGGTTGATGGATGGCAGATAAGAGTTGTAAACGGTGTTACAGATAGACAGAAGGAGTCTAGGAAGTATAAGCTTCTATCACATTTGTATTTAAGTGAATACGATTTGGTGTGCTATGCTGATGCGAATATTTCGTTTGTGCATGAGCCACCTAGTTTCCCGATATGGTTTAGCCATCGTGCTCACATAGATGTTTATACTAGGTCTACTGAATTAGTAGCTCAAGGCAAGGTAAATGAGGATCAAATAAAAAGGCAGTTTAGGTTTTACTTAGAGAATAGGTTTAAGGATAAGGCAGGATTGCTAGAGACTAACTTCTTTGTGCGGTCTAATCGTGATCAGAATCAGAATAGGCTGATGGATGGTGTCTGGAACATAGTGCAGGAATACACAAGCAGAGATGAGTTAGCATTTCCGTATGTGATGCAAATGTGTATGCTAAAACCTGAGAATATTAAGCCACATAATGTTATGGCAACCTTCGTTACTATAAATCAGCACAAGGGAAAGGTAGAGATTAAGAAGAGCGTACAGGTGCATCACATAACCCCTGGTAGATCGGACAAGAACATAGGAAAAGCAATAAACGATTTGATTCGTGGCTTGCCTGAGGATGATTGGATTTGTCTTAGAGACATTGATACTTTGCCGATGTATCATGAAAAGATATATCAGCAATGCGAGGATATAGCCCAGAAAGGAGACTTTGATTTGGTTGGCTGCATGACTAACAGACTTGGTTTACACTATCAGTTAGTTGGAGGACAGAAGTCCGATGACTCAGATATTATGAATCACAGAAAGATTGCAGTTGATTTGTACAATGAGCATGGAAGTAATGTGATGTTTCATAACCAGGTTATTGGTGGCTTGTTTATGCTGTTTAGTAAGAAGACATGGGAACTTGTAGGTGGTATTCCTGAAGGGGGCATCCAGATTAAAGGACATTTCTTTGACTATCATTTCTGTAAGCAGATAATGAGACAAAGGTTACGAATTGGTATCGCTAAAGGTATATACTTATTTCACTACTATCGGTTTGAGAGTGGACAGGATACAAGAAGAAATATTAGTCACCTTCTATGAGTTTGTATGTTTGATAGTTTTTTTCAATCTTTGTGTATGAATCAGGATTGCGATTTGACATCTATTCAGCAGAAGAGCTATTCAGATTATCCTGAAGCAGTTAGAAATAACGCTAAAAGGGTTCTTAAATATGTTGAGCAGAACGGCTGGGGGCCATGTGGCACAGATGTTGGGAAGCAAAGAGCAAATCAGCTTGCAAAAGGCGAGCCTGTATCAGTAGATACAATCAAGCGGATGTATAGCTATCTTAGCAGGCATGAAGTTGATTTACAATCTTCAAGCTCTTATGATGATGGCTGCGGACTTTTAATGTACGATGCCTGGGGAGGAAAGGCAGCACTATCGTGGAGCAGAAGTAAACTGAGGGAATTAGGTGAAATAAAAGAACAGAGCAATATGGGTTTTCTAACTAAGGGTATTAATCAAGGATTTCAAGATATGGACATGAAACAAGGAATTGTTTCTGGATATTTTGCAATGTTTGGTAACAAAGATTTGGATGGTGATGTGATCGAAAGAGGAGCATTTGCCAAGACAATTCAAGAGCGTGGCCCTAATGGTAAAAAGCTAATTAAGTATTTGCTAGACCATGACTCAAGGAAATCTGTTGCTTTGATTACCAATTTGGAAGAGGATATGAATGGATTGAGATATGAGGCTAAGATTGGCACTCATAGCTTAGGTGTTGACTTCATGAAAATGGTAGAGTCAGGACTTATCAACCAGCATAGCTTTGGATTTGCAGTTCCTAAGGACAAGCAGTACTTTGATGGCAATAGAAAAGCTAATGTTATTAAAGAAGTAATTATGTACGAAGGATCAGCAGTACAGTTTCTAGGAGCTAATCCTGAGACTACATTTATTGACTTGAAATCTGAGACCGATGCGTTTGAATATCTTGACAGACTTGAAAAGTTTGTAAAGACTTCTGACGCTACGGATGAGACACTTGTCAAACTAGAAGAAAGACTTAAATCACTTTACGAAGTTCTAAAGCCAGCTCCTGCTACTTTAGAAGAGGTTAAAGCCGATTTGGATAGTAATAAATTAATTGAATCACTTAAATCTACATTTAGAAATCATGGCAGAATTGCAAATTAAGGAAGTTCAGGACTTCCTAGCTGAAGAGCTACAAACCCTGAAGAAAAACTTCTCTACTGAAAGAGAAAAAGACGTTACTGGCTTTGACACCAAAGTTAAAGACGCAATGGAGAAGCTTACTGCTGATATGCAGGCTAAGCACGCTGACATCCAGATGGAAATGGATAAGGCTCTTGCTGACATCACCGAAAAATCTGCTGCTAAAGTAGATCGTAAGAACTTCGGATGGTCTTTGCATGAGACTTTGAAGTCTAACCACGCTGAGATGGTTAAGAATGTAAAATCTGGTAAGGGCATGGAAATGACCATGAAAGATTTCAACTATTCTGACTTCACAGGTTATGAGCCTTTCGTAACTGACTTCAGAGACCCAATCTTGGTTAAGTATGAGTCTTTTCATTACAGAAATGTACTCCCTGGAGGAACAATGTCTGGTGAATTTGTTAAGTATCCTAAAGAAAACGCTACCGTTGGTGGAGCTAACACTTGGGCATACGGAGACGGTTCTAAGCCTGAGATTGAGCCTAAGATGACTACTTACCAGGCTGATGCCGAGTGGATCGCAGGTCTTATCAAAGGAGTTCCTGTATCTATGATTGAAGATTTGGCTTGGATGACTTCATTCTTGCAGAACAAAGGTCGTGCTGAATTGTTGAAGAAGGAAGACACCTTTATCCAAGGTTTGCTTCTTGATGCTGCTAACTCTGAGAACTACAACGGTTCTAAGACTGTAAGCATTGAAATCTTGATTGATGCTGCTTTGCGTCAGTTGAAGAACAACCTTCACACTCCAACTGGAATCGTATTGTCTAACCAAGATTATGTAAACATCTTGTTGGGTAAGGCTGCTGGTTCTGGTGAGTATGACTTCCCAGGTGTTGTAACTGTCAATCCTTTGACTGGTCAACTTAATGTTGTTGGTATTCCAGTATTCTCTAACTCTTACCTTTCTCAAGGAACTGGTATCGTTGGTGATTGGAACCAAGCTCAGTTGTTGACTCGCCAGGCTCCTCGTATTAGATTCTTCGATCAGAACTCTGATGATGCTGAGAAGAACGTAATCTTGGTTCGTGTTGAGGAGAGAGTTGCACTTCCTGTGTTCTATGACAATGCGTTCATTAAGGTAACTTTGGCTTCTTAATTAGAAGTCAATAGTTTAGAATAAGAGCCTTGGATTTATCCAAGGCTTTTTTATTATCTTTACAACATGGCAGGCTACGAATTTAACGAAGATATGCTTGGCGATATATTGCCAGTATATGACTATCAAGGTGCAACAGGAGTTCAGGTCACTTTTACAAGTGAGGCAAACTATGTGGAACCTTACAATGTGGAGGACTTTAAGGACTACGCAAGGATTGACTTTGATACCGATGACAATTTAATTTTGTTGTTTTTAAAGTCTGCAAGACAGAACATTGAGCAGTATATGCAGAAGTCTTTGGGTATTAGAACCATAAGACTATTGGCATTGCATCTTCCAAAGAACTATAAGTTGCCTTATGGGCCTATTACTTCTATTACTACGGCAGGATACACTTTATTTGGTGATTTGCTAAAGGAGTATGGTAAAGACATCGATATTACCTATATAACAAATGCAAGTTTGGTAAACGATGCAATTAAGCAAGCAATCTATCGTCAAGCCTACCATTACTACGAATACAGAGAGGCTTACTCTAAGCCTGATTTGTTAAGCGAGGTTAAGTTGTTAGTTAATCCATACAGAAGAATAGTATTCCCATGATGCGAGAAAAAGTGGTATTTAAAAGGTCTATTGAGACTCAAAATCCTGTTACTGGGAATTTGATTAATACCGTATCTACTTACTATGAGCCAAAGGGTGCTAGTGTTAGAGAGATTACACCTAGCGTGGACACTATTGTGCAAAAGCAAGAGTTAGGAACTTTAATTGAGGTAGTAATTCGTTATAACCCTTCTGTTATAATTCAAAATGGTGATCAGATTGAGTGGAGAGGATTTTACTTTACTTCTCTTGCACCAAAGGTTGATCCATTAAGAAGGTATGTTACTATCAAGGCATTCTCTGCAATGGAAACAACTAATAGAAATGGCAGTCCAAGTTAAGGTTAGCGGGATTAATATTCTATTACAGGATTTAGATAAGTACTCCGAACAGGTACAGGCTGGCATCTATAAAGAAGTTAGAGGGTGGGCAGAAAGAACTGAAGCTGACGCACAAAGAGATGTACCCGTTGATACTGGGGCATTAAAAGGAACAATTCGTTCTGTTGTATCAAACAATGGATTAACCTGGATTGTAAAGGCTGGCGGCATCAATAATGTAAACTATGCTCCTTTTATTGAATTTGGAACAGGAGCTAGGGTAGATAAGTCATTTTTACAACAATACGGATTAGTAGAATACGCTAGTCAATTCAAAGGAACTCAAGACCCATTTTATCCTTTACCATCACGAAGCTATTTATATAAGAACGCAAGGTTGGAGTTTGAGAAAACTTTAACTAATATTAAGAAACTTCTACAAACACAATGAAACAATTTAAGGATTTAGCACAGATTATTGCTTTGTCATTTCTGTGCCTATCAATTTGCTCTGGAATCCTAGAGTTTGCACTATGGTGCAACAAGCCGTTTGCTTATCTTTTATCAGTATCTTTCTGCTTCTTAGTTTTCTGGGGAGGAGTAGAAATATATGATCGTTCTAAATGAACTACACTGACAAAATATATCTTTCAAGACATTCTTATTTTGAGAAACGATTTGCTAGGTTAATTAACCGAGCATTGGATGAGCAGTACGATGAAATGGCCCGTTTATTTGAGTCAGGACAAGACATCGGCTCTGTTAGTGGTCAAGGTATATCTATGGTGTATCAAGCCATGTATCAGCTTATAATGGATGATGAGGGCACATTAACTTGGAATGAGTTTGTCAAGCCAATAACCAATCAACAAATAAACAAAAAAGACATCTTTGATGAGGTTGCAAGTACTCTTGCACCTCAGGATGTAAACGAGATGACTTCCTTCTGGAGAAAGCTTATGGATGGGTTTCTTAGCACCTACATAGGATTTAGAATTGCAGAAGTACTATCGACAGGTGTCAAGCGAGTAAACGAGTTAATTGGCAAAAGCAGAAGTCAAGGACTAAGCAATCAGCAGATAGCTGACTTAATTAGACAAGTAGACCTAGAGCTACGATCCAATACAATAGCAAGAACTGAAGTTACCAATGCAATGAGTAAAGCACAACTTCTTGCACTAGAAAGCTCAGGATTAAATTGGCAGAAAGCCTGGAAAGCAATCCGTGACGATAGGACTAGAGATGCTCATTTGTTTACAGACCCTAAGTTCTTTATTCCAATCAAAGACAACTTTATTATCAATGGTCAGCAGTTGGCATACCCTGGTGATTCAACTCAAGGAGCTTCTATGACCAATACAATTAATTGCAGATGCAGATTGTCATTTAAGCAGGAGGGTTCTAGGTTTGGATTTACAAATCGTTAAAAAACCTTATCTTTGAATATGGATTTATCAAAAGCATTAAAAGCTGGTTATTTTCAAGCACTATATCCAGAAATAGGTGTTCCAATTTATGATGCATTCTCAATTCCAGAGATGGCACCATATCCTTATGTGATTATTTCTAGCATTACTACTTCTGAAATTGCAAACACAAGTTGCAAGAAGTTTAACGCTGATGTAACCTTAGACATTGTAACTGGCTTTACCAGGCCAACAGGAATGGATCAGGCATTGGATATTGCAGAGGACATTGAGGCAATAATAAATCCAACTAATAAAGTAGACATCAATATTACAGCCTACGACTGGAAGATTGGAAATACCAACCTTGCAACATCAGATAGCGTTCAATTAAGAACAAGTGAGTATTGGATTTACAGAAATGTTAGGACATATTCTCACATAGTTGTACCACTTTGATAATAAAAAAAAATCCTATACCTTTGAAATAATAATTGATAACGACTATGGCTAACGAATTATTTAGTAAAAATATTGGAGTTTACATCGACAGCTCTTTGACTTCAACTCCTTCTTGGAAATTGGCAGTTTGTACTTCTTCCAAATCTCTTTCAATCTCTGTTGGTGCAACAGAAATTAACAATGATTGTACTGGTGATTTTGTACAAAACCTTCCTTCCACTGCTTCTTGGACTATGTCTTTTGAAGGCGATGTAAACACTGCTCCAGGAGGAAGTGAAATCTCTGCTGAAGGCATTTTTGATATTGTGGTCGCAAGAACAACCAAGAAATTTAAGTTTCAATCACTTGATAACTCTTACATCAGATATGGTCAAGGATTTATCTCTCAGTTTGATGAGACTGCTACTGCTCCTGAGTATCAGACATACTCTGTAACAATCACTGGTTCTGGACCTATTGATGACGCTATTCCATCATAATTTCTGTTTTCGTGTTTGTGTTTAGTTAAAAGGCCTCTTTTTTTAGAGGCTTTTTTTTTGCTTGTTACATTTATTACTAAATTAGTGCCATGACAGGAATAATAAAACTAAGCATAGGCGGTAAAGACCGAGTTTTACGCTTTAACAATTTTTCGGCTATTGAGTTAGCCAAGATTATTTACAAGGGTGAGCAAGCCAATTTTGAGACTGAGGACTTGCTAAATCGAATCATGAAGCTTAATGAGAAGAATCACTTTCTACTTGTTAAGACATTGATTTACGCAGGAATCATTGGTAATGATTATGTTGTTGGATTTGAGGAATCTGTAACTGTTGAGCAGGTTGGTGAATGGATTGCAGATATTAGTGAAGGAGATATTTATTCTGTATGGCAAACTTTTTGGACTTCTATGGGAGTTGACTTACCTGCTATTAAGGAATTAGAATCAGTTAGTGATCCTGTGTTAGAAAAAAAAAAATAACCTGGATTGATGTTTGCCAAGAATGTTTTGGTGAACTAGGCATACTTCCTAGAAATTTTTATCAAATGACTTTTGCTGAGACTATCTTGACTATGCGTGGGCATCAGATAAGTCAGTCAAGAGAATGGGAAAAGTATAGACTTGTAGCATATCAGGTTTATACTTCTATTCCAAAGAAAAGTCCTAATAAATCTATTCAGCAGTATTTCCCATTGCCTACTGATCAGGGTGAAAAGAAATTCAATCCAGAGATGATTAAAGCTCGTAGACAAGCCTTCTTAGATAAGATGGCTAAAAATTAGTATTTTTGAAATATGAATGAGCTTCAAATAAGATTAACTGCCGACATAAAGGATTTGCAATCAGCCCTTAACAAGGCAAAGGCAAGTCTAAAATCATTTGAATCTGAAACTGCTACGGATTCTGAAAAATCCAATGTAGGATTTAAGAGAAAGATTGGATTGATTGAGCAGTTAACTGCTAAGGCTAAAGCATTAAAAGTGTCATTAAGTCAAGCAACTAATGAGCAGCAGATTGCTAGTTTTAATGCTGAGCTTGAACAAACAAATCAGGAACTTACTAGACTTAATTCATTAGGCAAATCATTTGCAAATACTTCAGCACAATCATTTGATAAATTTAGAGTATCAGCAGGAGCTGCTACTGGTTCAGCTATTGCTTTTAACAGAATTATTCAAGATGCTCCTTTTGGAATTATTGGTATAGGTAACAATATTCAACAATTTGCAGAACAATTAACTGCTTTAAAAGGAACAACTGGTAGTACAGGTGCAGCTTTAAAATCTTTCTTTACTAGCTTAATTAGCCCAGCTAATCTTCTTGTTTTAGGTGTATCTGCCGTAACTGCTGCATTTACTGCTTATGCTTTAAGTGCTAAACAAACAAAAAGCCCTGTTGAAGAATTAAAGCAAGCACAAGATGATTTTAATAAGTCACTTAAAGATACAAATTCAATACTTGCTCAAGACTTATTAAATAAGTTATTAAAAGATGTTAAATTACTAAAAACAGAAAATGTTGGTGGTAAATTAATTGATGTTCCTGCATTTGAAAACGCATCACAAGTTGTTGATGCTCTTTCTGGTAAAATTAATAGACTAAGAAAAGGAGAGCTTGAATTACTAGAAGGATTTTTAAAAGATCAAATTTCTAGTTTACCATTGACAAATCCTATTGATTTTAAATCGAAGCAATTCAGTGGATATTTGGAGATATCTGCCAATAAATTCATCCATTATTTATATTATGAATCTGAAAGTAATCCTACTAG